ACTGGTAATACTTTCGCTGGTGTTCTTAACGGTCGTCTAAAGGTATATATCGACCCATACGCACTTGGTGGTAACTATCTAACTGTTGGCTATAAGGGTTCTTCAGCATTCGACGCTGGACTATTCTATTGCCCATACGTTCCTCTACAGATGGTGCGTGCAGTTGATCAGGGCACTTTCCAGCCTAAGATTGGTTTCAAGACTCGTTACGGCGTAGTTGCAAACCCATTCGCTGAAGGTTCAGTTAAGGGCGCTGGTCGTCTTGCTATCGGTGGTGCTGGTACTGGTAACGTTTACTATCGTCGTATCATCGTAAACAACCTAATGTAATATTAGGAAGAAGACGGTTTCAAGCCGCAAACTTTAAGAGGGGACTTCGGTTCCCTCTTTTTTTATAAATAGTTGTAATGGAGGATAATATGTCTGCTTTAGATAACACACCAATAAATCATAATTTTCTTAGTCCGCTTAATTTTAAGTTTCAGATTAAGAAAGCCCCACATGTTAACTTCTTTATTCAGAAAGTTAATATTCCAGGATTATCTATTACGAATTTAAATTCTCCAAATCCGTTTGTAAGAATACCATATCCTGGTGAACATATATCGTATGAAGATTTAACTATATCTTTTAAAGTTGATGAAGACTTAAATAATTATCTTGAACTTCATAGATGGTTAACCTCTTTAGGTAAACCTGAAAATTATGATCAATACAAAAACATAGAACAATTTGAAAGTTATACTGGTGATGGTATAGTTTCAGATATTTCTCTTATTGTATTAGCAAGCACTAAGATGCCTAATTTCGAAATTGTTTTCCTTGATGCTTTCCCAGTAAATTTAACTGGAATTAGTTTTAATTCAAACGATTCAGATGTTAATTACTTGCAAGCTTCTGCTACATTTAAATATAATCTTTACACAATCAATAAAATCATTTGACTTTTTAACAAAAATTTAGTATAATATAATATTGAATTTGTGAGGTTATTATGAAAATTGAAGAGATTGTAGAGCTCTGGAAAGAAGATTCAAATATAGATAGAACTGAACTTGGGGACGAAGCTATTAAAATCCCTAAGCTCCATCACAAATACTATGAGATCTTTATTAAAGAAAGACTTCAGTTACGATATTTTGAATCTGAAATGAAGCAATTGAAATTAGACAAATACGAATTCTATACTCAAGGTCCAAACGAGGATACTCCTTCTTTTTGGAAACTTCCACCTAAAGGAATGATTCTCAAAACAGATATCCCAATGTATATGGATGCGGACAAAGAAATAATCCAGCTATCCCTTAAGATTGGTTTACAGCAAGAGAAAACAGAATTTCTTGAAGCTATTATCAAGACTCTAAATAATAGAGGTTTTAACATTAAAGCTGCTATTGAGTGGCAAAGATTTACTATGGGAGCGTGATGGAAAAGCTGCAGGTAGAAAAGGTAAACGAGGTTTACAATAAAATTCATTGTGAGCCTGGTATTGGCTATGAACTGAATGAGTATTTTACATTCGATGTTCCTGGCGCAAAATTTATGCCTGCGTTTCGTAATAAGTTCTGGGACGGCAAAATAAGATTATATCAGCTTATGACTGGTTATCTTTACGGTGGTCTCAATAAGTATGTTGAAGAGTTTTGTAAAACTCGAAATTATGAAATAGAATATCTTTCTGGATTTGCTTCTGATGAATTATCAATTAAAGAAGCTAAAGATTTTATCCAAACACTTAAACCTAAATTTGAACCAAGAGATTATCAGCTTGAAGCTTTCGTTCATGCAGTTCGTGAACGTAGAGCTTTACTTCTTTCACCAACTGCTTCTGGCAAATCTTTTATTATCTATTTATTAGTGAGGTATTATGCAAGCCGTACTCTTATTATTGTGCCAACTACTTCTTTGGTTAGTCAGCTTGCCTCTGACTTTTCTGACTATGGGTTTCTATCTGATAAGTTCGTCCATAGAATTTATGCTGGTCAAGATAAACAAACAGATAAACCAATTACAATATCCACCTGGCAGTCGATTTATAAACTCCCTAAAGAGTATTTCGAACAGTTTGACGTGGTCATAGGCGACGAGGCTCATTTATTTAAAGCAAAATCCTTAACAACGATATTATCAAATTTAGAAAATTGCAAATATCGTTTTGGTTTTACTGGAACGCTTGATGGTTCACAAACACATAAGTTAGTTCTCGAAGGTTTATTCGGTGCTGTTAGAAAGGTAACAACATCAGCAGAATTAATGCAGCAAAAGTTTCTTGCTGAATTGATGATTAAGAATATAGTTCTTTCTTATCCTGATGAAGTAAGAAAAATAGCAGCAAAAATGGATTATCAAACTGAAATAGATTATATTGTAACTCTTCCAGCAAGAAATAAATTTATAGCAAATCTTACTTTGTCATTAGAAGGTAATACATTATTAATGTTTCAATTTGTAGAAAAACATGGACAAATATTATATGATATGTTAAAGGAATGTGGACGAAAAGTATTCTTCGTTCACGGTGGAGTTGATGGAGAGGAACGTGAACAAATTCGTAAACTACTTGAAACAGAACAAAACGCAATTGTTATTGCTAGTGCGGGAACTTTCTCCACAGGTGTCAACATTCCTAGTTTGCGTCACCTTATATCTGCTAGTCCTTCAAAATCCAAAATTCGAAATTTACAATCAATTGGTCGTGTACTACGCCAGTCACTTGGTAAAGATGGTGCAACTCTTTACGACATCGCTGATGATATGAGTTGGAAATCAAAAAAGAATTATACGTTACTCCATTTTATGGAACGTATAAAGATATATAATGAGGAAAAGTTCAACTATAAGATCTACAATGTTAGTCTTAAAGTTTAATATTATTAAGGCACATAGTGATTATACTGTATTCTAGAAAAAAGTAAAGGTTTATTTTATGGCTAAAGCAAAAAATTATATTAACAATAAAACTCTCTATTTGTCAATGATTGATCATAGAACAAAATTAAAAGAAGCTGTTGACAACCAAAAGATAAAACCTCAGGTATCAAATTATATTGGACAGTCTATTCTTTTAATTTGTAACAACCTTGCTAAAAAACCTAACTTCTCAGGATACACTTATAAACAAGAAATGATTAGCGATGGCATAATTGACTGTATTGCGGCTGTTGATAACTTTGATCCAGACAGAACAAGTAATCCTTTTGCATACTTCACTCAGATTGCATGGAATGCATTCATTCGTAGGATACATAAAGAAAAGAAACAAACATATATCAAACACAAGAACTTCGAAAATGGTTTTCTTATGAATGAGTTGTGGACTGACTCTGATAACATTCATTTAAAATCAAATGAGTTTTCTGATGACCTTATAAGGAATTTTGAAAATAAGTTGACAAAACCTAAGAAATCAGTTAAACTAAGTGGAGTTGAAGTGTTTTCAGTTATATTAGACGAGGTTATAGAAAATGAAAAATGAACATCTACTACCAGTCAATATTATTGACTTGGTAAATAAATTTAGAGATCCAAATATTAGGGAAAACGAAAAACTGAATTACCAACTTCGATTAGAAACAATTCGTAACTATTGTGACGAATCGTTAAAGAAGCCTGTTGTAACTATTTTTAAAAAGAAATGATTTGAATGAAAATTGCATTAATTACTGATACACACTGGGGTGTTCGTAATGATAACATTGCCTTCATGGACAACAGTAAGCGATTTCTTGATGAAGTATTTTTTCCATATCTGGACTCTAACAATGTTCGTACTGTTGTTCATCTCGGTGACTTGGTAGATCGTCGCAAGTATATTAATATTAGGACCGCTAATCGTCTTCGTCAGGATTTTCTAGAGCCACTCTCTAATGGAGGTTATGATGTTCACATTATAGCTGGCAACCATGATACTTATTTTAAGAACACTAACTCAGTTAATGCTCTACAAGAACTCGTTGTAGGAAAATATAATTTTAAAGTTTATGACCAGATTCCTCGTGAAGTAGAATTTGATAATCTAACCGTTTTAATGCTACCATGGATATGTGATGAAAACAGAAAAATCTCCCTCGAAAAAATACGCTCTACACCAGCTCAAATCGTTATGGGCCACCTTGAGTTGGCGGGATTTGAGATGTATAGGGGATCTATCGTTTCTCATGGAGATGATCGTTCTCTCTTTGATCGTTTTGACAGCGTTCTCAGTGGCCATTATCATCATCGTTCCTCTGATGGCACTATACATTATTTGGGTAGTCACGCTGAGTTTACTTGGAGCGATTAT